GATCAAATTCAACCGTGAAAGGCCGCAGCTCGGTATTGCCCTTATCCCACTCTTCGCGAAGCCACTTCTCATAGAAAATGTTTGGGATATGGGCGACGTGACGCCCCCAGTCACTCTTTTGACGGAGGGACTGGAGGAATTTGTTGTAATCCAGATGGGGCTCGACATCCTGCACGCGGTCAAGAATGAGGGTGTCTTCGCCCTCATCGAATGACCATCGCGTAGCAAGATCGCTCATCACACGATTTCCGTGATATAGAGCGTGCCGCCAGCCGAAACCTGAACAGCCTTGACGACTTGTCCCGGCGTGGTTGTGAAATATTCCACCTGTAACGCAGGCACATAAGCGCCGCTTGTGTTGGATGGAGTGGTGCCATCAGTGGTTACGAAAGCATCCGTAGTCACAAGCACGCGAACCTTGTAGGTCTGCGTGCCAATGGCAGTTGTTGCGCCAGCCGTGCCCGTATAGGCGACGTTCTGCGCCGGCCCAAGCCGGCCCGTGCCGACATATTGCATGATCAGGCAGCCCGGAAGGACATCGAGTAATGACCGGGAATGCTCGCGCCCGTGCCACTGGCAGAGGTGAACGAAATCACGTCATCCTCATTGACTTGCATTGAGGCGATACTGGTAGGCGTGCCCTGGAACATCGAGCCACCAACCGAACCAGAAGCCGTCAAGACAAACGTGCCGATGGTGACGCCGCTGGTGACGTTTGCGACTGTAACAGTCGCATCGCCCGTCAGCGTGCCGCCAAGGATGCAAGCGAACTTGCCAACGCGGCCCCGGACAGGTGCCCGCATGTAGGAAACAACCGGCGATGCGCCAACGCTGGGCGAGTAGCTGTCCAGCATCCGCGTAAAGACGGGATGATTAGTGGGAAGGGACATTTAAGCCTCCAAAAGAAAAGGCCGCCCCGAAGGACGGCCCATAAGGGTTGAAGGATGAAGGCTTACGAGGTGGTGCAGTCGAACACGCCGCCAGAGGCCGCTTCGTTGCGGGCCTCAAGCACATATTCAGACACCATCGCGGCCTGATCCGTGTCGCTGGTTTTCGCCAGGTTGAACGCGACCATTGCCGAGCCCGGCAGATGACCAACGGCCCATTTGGCAGTTTCCAGAATCAGCACGTCACGGGCACGAATGTTGCGGGACGGTACAACCTTCAGCTTTCCGAAGTCGGAATCATAGGCATCCACAGCCGCCACGATCTTGCGCGAGGTGGCCTGCTCCATTGGGGTCGAACGACCCACGAAGGTTGAGAACACCTGTTTGTTGAACGGGCCAGCAATCACGAGATTGGGCTTGCCGCCAGAAGTGTACTGCTTCTGAAGCACGTTCTTCATACGAGCTTCCGTGAACGGAATCTGCGTGCCGTCCGTGCGAGTGCCAGTGCCGTCCGCCGCCGAAGGATCGGCTGCGCCGCCCGCCGTGCCTTTGTCCGTGTTGGTCTTGATCCAAGACAGGACCGAAGCGGTTTTGCGGGCCGTCGTGGTATTGCCCGTTACCTTGGCTTGGTTGGTGCCCGAGATGATCGAGTCAATATCGATCTTGAGCGCCTGACCCTTGAGCATCTTCTGGTAGGACAATTCATTGCCACGGCCAGCGGTATTCACAACTTGCTGAGTGCGCGACACGCCGACAGCCTTGCGGCTGATCTGGTGGATATTGCCCAGACGAGTGGTCAAGGTGGCTGCATCCAGCGCAATCGTGTCACCTTCAAGCTGCGCATTCGACGTATTCACGTTATCAAGCGCGACGGTCTGCCATTCGTGGTTGACCGCCTTGGTTCCGATCTTCTCAATGGCCGAGAAGAAAGGCGTCTCGGTCGGCGAGATTTTCCAGATCATATCCGAGAGGTCTTCCCGGTTGCCGATGGTCGGATAGGTGGTCTGGGCGGAGGTAGGAATTGTCATCGATTTAGTCCTTTGAGGGTTATCGTCGCCGTTGTTTGGCCTCGTAGAGCGCAAAGGCGTCTTCTACGGACCCGGACGACGTGAGCTTGTTTCTGAGGGCTTGGATACTTTCGGCGGCAGCCGCATTCTTTGCGGGAGCAACGCCGGGCTTCTGAACTGCCGGAACAGGTTTCGGAATGGCTTTGACGGGCGCAGCCTTGATGTCCTTGAGCAAGAGCCGGTCAACGATCAGCTTTTGAATGCCGGCATTGGACAGGATTTCATGCCCAACATCGTCCTGCATCCAGCGCTGAAGCTGGTCCAGTTTCAAACCAAGATCATCTTGCAGCATGGCAACGGAACGCTCCCGAAGTTCGCCCGCTTTTTTGGGATCGGCCATATCGGGGACCAATTCCTGAAGGAGCTTGCTTTGTTCGGTTTCGTAACTGTTGCGTTTGCTTTGCTTTTCGAGCGCCGCTCGCTGCTCAATGGCCTGTTTTTCGGCCTGAGCAGACGACAATTCCATCTGCCGAAGCTGCCACTGCTGAAACCGGAACGGGTCTTCAGCCTGCAACTTTCGCACGTCAGCCAGAGATTGGATGTCTCCAAAATCGGTCTGCAATGCGTCTTCCAGATTTTTCGTAAATGCGGCGTGCTTTTCCTCGTATTGTTTTCGCGCCTGCTGAGTTTGTTCTAACTCGGCCTGCGCGGCCTTTCGCTGTTCAGCAGCTTCATTAAGGGCGCGCTTGATGGCCTTCTGGTCTTCACTGTCGCGACTTGCAAGAAACTCCTGCGTATCACGGTCGAGCTTTGACCAGCGCTCGTGCGCTTCCTTACTCCAAGACTTCGGAGGATCGATCGCCGGGATTTCCGGTTCGTCTCCTACGTCTTCGGCGGTCGTCCCTTCCGGGGCCGCGTCAGCCTCAACGGCCGATTCTGCTTCGGCCGTCGCGGGCTTCTCAGCCTCTGCGCTCTCTGCCGGTTGATTCTGTTTTGCTAGATAGGCATCAAATGCCTGATCAACTGAGACTTCCTCATCGCCAAGATCGAGATTTGGTGCGCCGATAACTGGCGCAACGTCACTCTCGCCGCCAACGGCAGCGTTTTCATCAGACATAAATTATCCTGGGTTTTGTTAAACGATACCAAACCGCTTTTTGCGCTCGCCTTCTCGGGCAAGACGCTCAAGATCGGATTTGGCTACAACGCCATTATTGACGACGATAGTTAGGTGCTCGCGGAATACATCTACGCAGCGGACCATCATCCAGCATTTTTCGCGGAACGAATCTTGCGTGACATCAGTTGCAATAAGCTGATCGATATAATTTTGCCGAAGATGATCCAGACGCTTAGAAATCACATCGCTTTCTAGAAAAGCGCGCGCCTCATCGCCTTCTTTAGTTGCCTTGTGCAGATCGAACTCACTCGGCACCCGTCAGCTCCTCGCGATAATCGCCGCACCAATCATCTTCGCCGACAACCGGGAAGATCGCGCCCATCCCGCCATTAACCAGCTTCGGCGCATGACGACGGCAATAGAACTGATGGTCGTCGTTTTCATGCATTTCGGCAAATTCACAAGTATCGCAAGATGCTCGCTCACGAAGCGGAGATTTCAAAGGCTTCATGCGTCTGTTTTCTGCCTCGATTGGCGATCAGCGATTTCTAGGCTTTGCTGATGCTTCTGATGATCGTGCGCCATCGTCATGGCCGTTTGCGCGACTTCCAAGTGATGCTCGCGCTCTTTATGGATATGATCCTGCGTCGCGGTCATGAGCTTGATACGGCCCTCCAATTGGGCCAGCATTGCGTCCACACCAGCCTTGAACCGCGCCACCTCGATATCGGCCTGTGCCTGGATTTGCTCATGAACCGAGTCGAGTTGCGACTGTCGTTCGGCCTGCTGCGCTTTCAATTGGGTCTGTTGCATCGCGCCCTGTTGCTTGAGCTGCTCGACTTGCAACTTCGGATCAGTAGGCGCAGGCGGAGGCGGATATTTAAGCTGACCCGTTTGCGGGTCTTTCATGCTCGGATCATTAAAGAACGGATCAGGCGATTTGTGACCCAACAGCTTTGCAAGCTTTGAAGCCGTGTTATAAAGCTTCTGGTCGTCAACGATGTTGGTCTTGCCGCCTAGAACAAGTTCTTTCTGGAAATTGGCAAGTGCCATTGTTTGGGCGAACTGCTCGGCCTTTCCGCCGGAGCCAAGCCCGACATCAATCGTCATATCGTTGCGGGTTTGCCAATTGCGCGGGTCAACATCGACCCATTGATTGCGCAGGCGAACCGTTTCTGCCTTCTGGCCGTGCTTGCGAATGGTCGCATGAAGCAGCCAGAACATATCTCGAATGCCGGTTTCAGCGAAAATCCTCGCAATCAGCTTCATCTTAGCCTGCGCGACCGTAAAGACCGTATTGACCGCTGTTGCCGATTGGTTCTGCAAGGCATTAGCATCGACGCCTTGGCCTGTCCGGGTTACGCCAGAGCGCATTTCACGGACCTGATCCATATAGGTCAGGACGGGAAGCAAATCACCAATGATAGCTTGGGTTTGCAATGGCGTCACAGTGCCGGGCGTCTTGACCCGGACAATACCGTTGCGCCGAATCGTCAGTAGATCATCAAGTGTATTAACGCTGGCTCCGCTCTCCGCAACCTCATTGCGGGGATTGCCAACCATGTAGGAGTTATCGAGTACGCCCCGCATCAGCGCGGTATTAATGCGCTGGATATCCATCACCAGATCAGCAACAGAGCGCCCGCAAAGCCTGTGGGGCTGAAGGATTGGCGTTAGTACAGCGAACGGGATAACGTCCACTTCCTCAACGTCAGACTTGCCGTCTTTGCGGAGGACTTGGTTCTTATCGCCGGCTGTCGTGACCTTATAGAGCTTGGGCTTGCCGTTGCCCTCATAATCCATCCGAATATAATGCTCGGTAATCAGGATGGGACGAGCCGAACGGTTAGCGCTTTCGCTTGCGAAGTTCTCCTCGCCGATGGTATCGCGGGATAATTCCTCGCTATTGGATGCGAAGTTATAGCTTGGCAATTCCCTGATTTGATCTTCGTCAAATCCCTGCGCAATCAGGCTCGCTTCGGTATGATTGGGCGGGGAATGAAAGAAATAGGTGCAATCCTTGATCGTCCGCGTATTGCGACCCCAGCCGATTTCTTCAGGGGCGCAAGCTTCGACCTTGGCTTGCGCGTGCTGCTTGGTTCGCAAGACCGTGACGTTATGTACGACCTGAGGCGGCAAAGGCTGCCCCGTCGGGTCGATACCGCCAGGCTTCTGTTCCTGATCATGTTCGATGATTTCAAGGCCCGACTCGGGCTGTAAGACATCGAACGCGATCTTAGCGAATTGATCGTCACTGAGACCGAGATAGGTTTCCTTTTCCTCCTCAGTTCTATCTTCCCACCATACCTTGACCGCGCCAAGCTTCTGCAACAGAGCATCAAACACGAACTCATAGAGAACCACGAAGCCGGGGTTCTGGTTCATGAAGACGTGGTTAATGTAATCGGATTCCTGCTCCGCAGCCTGCTCATCGTCAGGCCCGACCGGGTTGAACCGAACCACGTCTTCAGAGGAACAAAAGATATCCATCAGTGTTGGCATCATGCCAAGCACAGTATCGGACACGTCAGTTGAAACCGCTTTGGATTGCCCATCCTGGACCGGCATATCCTTGGTCATATCGCCAAGGTAATAATCCATTGCGTCTTCACGCTCTGACGAGATGTCGGAGGCATCCATTGTCGCAACAGCTTGCGATTTCTCGGACGACAATAGCCCCATTAGCTCGTCATCAGACAGCTTTGCCATCAGGCTACGCCAGAGGCCGGGTAATTGATGACCCGGTTAAACGCGCGGGTCTGACTCGGTTCTTCGTAATCGATCGCCATCATGCCGCCAGCGTCCGCTGCGTGGCTCGACCAATCGTGATCCGGTCCCAAGCCAACATTGCGCGCTTCGTCCTTTCGTTCATGGTAAAAGCCAAGCGCATCGCGCCCCGGCTCTGTCGTCGATTCATTGAACCAGATTTTCGGAAATACGCGCCTTAGCGCCTCAATCCGCATACTGGCAGCGCCGCGTCCCTGGTTCTTGATGACGCGGGTATCAAATCCAGCATCCCGGAAATGATCTTCGTATCGCTTGCCGGTGACGTTATTTTCATTCACCCCGTCATGCGGCAGGATGATTTGAGCACTTTCGTACCCGTTCGCCCTCAACCAGTTGACGTGATAAGAAAGCGTTTGGCCGATCGACTCGTAATAGTTCAGGATTCGGATTTCTTGCCCGACGAACTGAACAATCCAGATCGCAAAGGCATCAGCCGTCGCGCCAGAGCCGCCGATATCGCAATAGGCCCGGATCGGCAAAAGCGGATCAGCAGCGACTTTGCCAATGCGGCCTTCAGCTTTAGCCTTAGCCAGCAGACTGGCGAAATAGGCGCCTTCGAACGCTGTCGCATAGCCGCCTTCCCAGATATGATCATATCGCTCGGGATAGCGTTCAAGGTCGAACTTGCGTTCTTCCTCAAGGACAGACGGAAACCACGGATTGTCACGCCAGTTGGCTGTGACCAGAACCGCGCCATCTGGCCGTTTGCCGGCACAGAAGAACTCATCCACTGCGTCAGACTTGCGCCGCGGGTTCCAGCTCGCCCATATCTCCGAGCCTTCAGCGCGGATCGTGGGGCGAAGCATGGTCAGGCTGCGCGATGTGATGGTTTGAGCTTCTTCCATCCAAGCCCGCTTGAACTTCTCAAGCGACTTGACGGATTCGGCCGTATAGTCCTGCATTCCCTTGAAGATGATAACGCCATCTTTCGGGGTCTGGATTAAATCCTTGAAGACCTTGAAACCGTCAGCCTCGCCCAACCGATGTTGGGTCAGCTTGTCTTCGATCAGGAGCTTGGCGCTCTCTTTGAGGTCTTTCTGAACTTCGCGAATGCAGACCGACCGAAGCCCTTCCCCACTTTCACCAGGCTCCCTCAGACTGTCTTCAACGAGCAGCTCAGCGAAGAAGTGCGATTTCCCTGAACCGCGTCCACCTTTCGCCCCCTTGTACCTGGCAGGAGACAGAAGCGGCTCGAATATCCTAGCTGTTGCTATCTGAAGGGTCTTTGATGACACGTTCTATGCGCTGGATGACTTGCAGCGGGTTCTCAGCGTCGCCCGATATGGGCTGCGTCGGCTTTCCCCATCCGCGATCGAGCAGGACAGAGGCGGCAGATACTCGCGCGCTTTCACTCTCGCCGTTCTGTGCAATGCCAGCCAAGGACTGAATTGCCATTTCAGTATAGGATCGCGCTAAAGAGCGGATTTCAGTTGGAACTTTAGCCATTTACGATAGGGGTCTACGCTGGTCCGCCATTAGTCAGTATGGCGACTTCAGCCCTCAAGTCAGCCGCTTCCTTCTTGGCTTTATCGACTTCTTGAAGAACAACGCGGGTTGCGTCTGCGGATTCTGATACCGCTTCGCTTGCGGCTGTTCGAGCGGCGGCGATTGAGGCTCTCGCTGCTTTTAGTTGCTCGCCAATGGTCGTCATAGATTTGGCCTGTTCCCTTGGTACAAGTCGAATTGGTGCGGCGGTTAGTGCTCGTTCGATTTCGCCAGGTGAGGCATTTTGACTCACTGTCGCGGATTTGTCGCCGATCCTGACAATCTGCATCGGGCCGTAAGGCGTAATGGTCAGGCTCTCGATACCGGGAATGTGCGAAAGCGCGGCTTTCAGGTCTGCGGCGCTCATGAAGGGTTTAAAAGCTTCCCAATGCGCGATGATGACCTTGAGGGCATCAAGTCTTGCTTGCCTGATGTCGCTCAAGCGCTGATTTGACCGCGCGGACATCCTGCAAATATCTTTGCTTCATGGCTATTGAGAGAAGATGCCAGTTTCGAGAGTGAGATTCAGCAAGGGCTTTTGCAGCCGCAAGCTCGGAATCGTCAGCAACCATTCACGCGGCGAATTTCTTCGCTTCTTCGCGACCAAGGAGCGCCATCGCGGCCACGCCATTGAATTGATTCGAACAATTCTGCCCGGCGTTTGCGTAATTTGCCTGCAAACTCGCGTTTTGTGCTAGAGTGTTCGTCGTCGAAACCGACGTCCCGCAAGCCGTGAGGCCATTCGACAGATAGGTCCAATACGGAAGCGCTGGCCGCGTGTAGTATGGCAGATAGCGGTCAACGTAGACGCGTTCGGTAACGGGCTTGCCGTCGATCTCGGAAACGCGCTCTTTGATCCGCGTCCATTGAGCCTTCCTCGGGCAGCCGGTGAAGGCTTCTGTGAAGCCCTCGAACCAAGCTTTGAACTCTTGCGGAGTCATCAGCAACGCCCACTCTTGCCGGACTTTCCGCCCTTACCGTTCGGTGTCTTGGACATATGGAATAATCCTCTGTTGTAACAATCTGTGATCAATACGCCCCTTGCGTATATCCGCGATTAGCGTATGTTGTCTCTATCAGAGCAGGGGAGACGAGAGATGACGAACAATCGCCAAGCCACTACCCAAGAAATCCGCAAGCACTTCGCGCAGATGGATTGTGAAGTTCGCATCAGCAAAGACGGCCGTGTAACCTATCGTCACGAAGGCGAAAAGAACTGGCTCGAAGGCCGCTACGTCGAAGAATATCACGTCTTCGAAGGTACCGTAGTTCACGCATGACCCCCCGCGATCCCCGCCAATCTAACAAGGGAGTAAGCAAGATGACTAAGCGCACAAAGTACGCCGTGTACTGTCCAGACGGTCACATCGCCCGCTTTTCGGAACAATGGCACGCTCGCGTATTTGCGGTTGCTGTTTCCGAGAGGATGCCGGGCCATTTGATTCAGATGTCCGCGCCAGATGGGCTGATCGGCCAATACCAAGGCGGCGACCCGACGCCAGAATTTAAACAGCACCACATCAACGGGCTATTTCGATAATCCCGAGATGACCCTCCGCACCCGCGCCCATCATTCGGCCTGCGCCAGTGGCGACTTCGGCCCATGCACCTGCGAGGCTCTAGTGACTAAACGCGATCCCCGCCAATCCCGCGCGATGGCAAAGATGCTGAAAGACTGGCGAGCTAAAGCCGGTCTGCCAGCCTCACGCGCCGCCCAACTCCTCGGCATGTCCCAACGCACCTATGAGGGTATTGAGCAAGGACGCGGCTTTGCCTATCCAATGCTCTTAACCCTAGCCGTTCAGGCTTTTAATTCGACACCTGATTAACGCGAAACCCGCCAGAGCATTGCGGACTCTGACGGGCTTAGCATCGCGTTGATTGAGCAATTTGGAAATGACCGATCACTACTTCAGTCTCACGTAGAATGAGTGATTTGCTACTCAGCGTCAACGACGCATTGCAATTTTTCGACTTAATGCACTTATCCGATCTCGCCGAGCGCGAGCAGCCGATTTCCCGCATTCCGCAAATATGCGGTCGGCGTAATCTTCTGGCATTTCCTTGCGACCCAACGGGGTCGGAAACATCGTGAAGTAAAATACGCCTTCGCTATCGGTAAGACGAATGCGGGCATACCAAGCGCGATCCGGAGCGCGCTCAACAACAAAACCAAATCCATTCTTCACACACCAATCCGCAA